AAGAGGAACAACAAAAATTTGAGAATGACCTCACTGAAGAAGACCGCAATAACTCAATTTTGACTGGTGTGGCATTGAGTGCGGTTCGGATGCAGGATCCACAACAAGTCCGACAGTTCTTAACCCAACAAGCTGGTCAATTGAAGAAAAGGGGCCGCACCAAGGCATTTGAGACGATTGCAGACGTTCTTCAGATGCCAGATGATCAAATGATGTCTCAGGTGATGCAACAAGCCCGCGAAGGCCAAACCAATAGCAAACGGTACGATGAGTTATTTAAATCGCTTACACCGACCACCAGGACGCGTGAATTAATGGATGCTAACATTCTACCTGGAACCCCTGAATTTAAAGAGGCCATTATCAAAGGTCGTAGTGGCGTGACGGTAAACACTGGTCGCAAGTTCGAAACGTCTGAACAAAAGCGATTAGGTGCAGCCTATGCTGATCAAGTGGTTAAACTTAGTGAAGATGCGGGTAAAGCGCAAGAACAGTTGTCAACATTAGGTGCCACTCGAAATATCGACGTGAAAACTGGCGCATTGGAGCCGTTAAAATTGCAGTTAGCGCGGTTCGCAGAGGCATTCGGTTTGGACTCCAGCGGCATCACAAATATCGCTACCGCCGAAGCTTATGAAGCCCAGACAACAAAGATGGTTAATGACTCATTGCGGATGAACCCTGGTGTGCAGACTGATGGTGATGCCATTCGAGCGAGAAAAGAAATGGTTGCGTTAGAAGGCCATCCTAAATCCAATGAATACAAGCTCAACGTTTTCGAGTCAATTGCACGGCGGAAAATTGAACAGAGTCGATTCGTTGATGAGAGAATGGATGCAGGCCTTAACTCTCGAGAATCGTTAGCAGCGTGGCGCAAGTTCATCAACAAGACACCAGCGATTCATCAGAGTAAAAAGGTCGATGGATTACCCTACTTTTACTATCAGTTTGAAGATGACATGCGGGAGTTTAACCCCGACATGAGCAAGAAACAACTGATGGATTTATGGGAGTCTGAAAAGAAATGAGCTTACATGCACCTAATGATGGTGAGTCAATGGTCGACTTCATGATTAGACGCCGTGAATCTCGCAGCGCTACGCCGCAACCCCCTGTGGCCCAACCAGCACCAACGCCGACACCTATCCCCTCTGGTGGGACAGCTCTCGATCAAAACGATCCCAACGTCAATATGATTGACCTGATGATCCAGCGGCGAGAAGCACGTTCGGCCCCTGTGATTGAACAACCACCTCCCACCAGAGAAGTTCAACAGCCGACTCCGTTAAGTCTGGAGGATCGATTGGCTGGTTACAATCAGCAATTTACCAAACCCTCTGCTGAAAAGAAGATAAAGCAGATTCAAGATGCGTCAGTTGGCGGGACTGTGTTGGATGGGATCGGCATTGGTGATGCGCTTCAGAGTGGCTGGGATTGGGTAACAGGTTCCGATCGGAAAACCGATCAAACACGTGAGTTATCTGAATTATCAAATGCTTATGTAAGTCTTGAAGATAAAGCTAAGATCACAGGCGCTATGATGGTGTCTGCTAACGAGAAGGATAGGAAAGATATTCTGACGAAAAACATCCCTGGAATTAGTTTTGAGACTGATTCTAAGGGCAATACTATTGTGAATTTACCTGAAAATGAATTTGGATTTGATAAAAAAGCGGTGTTAAATAAACCAGGCTTCAGTATGGCGGATGCACAAAATGTGTTTTCAAATATACTCGCGTTTCTCCCTGCTGGTAGGGTTGCTGCTATCGCTGGTGGGTTAGCTGCTCGCACAGGGGTTGGTGTGGCTGCTAGCGGTGCGACTGATGCGGCGATTCAAGGCGCGGGCATCGCTGCTGGCCGTGAGCGTGATCTTGATTTAGGTGAAGTGGCGGTGTCGGCGGCGATTGGTGGTGCGAGCGAGTTAATACCTGGTGCCCTAACTAAACGATTTAAGAAGACGGTGGAGCGGTCTGAAGGCATTGAAGAAGGGGCTGAGCAGTTGGGTAAGGATTTAGCGTTGGTTGAAGGGATTGCTGAAGAGACTATCCCTTTGTTCGTCGCTCAAAGATCGATGTTAGGGAGCGATTTAAAGACGCAAGCACTACTACCACAACTATCGGGGAGCGGTAAGGTTGCCGCTAAAGCACTCAAGGAACAGAGTCGAGCGACGCTGAATGCAGCGATGGCTGTTATTGATACAATTACTATCGGCAAGGCGTCGCCAGATGGATTTAAGTCGCTGCAGGATGCAAGTAAAAAAGTATTATCAGATGCTAAAAAGGCGCGATCAGATATTGTAGCCCCACTCTATAAAGAGGCATTTGATGATCCATCCGCACGTGCGATTGACACAAGTGCGTTGCATCAAAAGGTTGCCGACATGTTGGATGGTAACACGATATCACCATCATCGGATGCCGCCAAAGCGCTCACCAAATTTGTTCAACTAACATCAGGGGCAAAAGGGCAACTACCAAGTTTGGAGTTACTTCAAACCGCTAAGATTGATATCCTGAGGCAAATGAAGGCATATGATCCCACCAGCTCAATAAATGCCAACACGAAACGAGCGATCAGGCCCTTTGTCGACGACCTCCATGCCCTCCTATTGTCGAGTAGTCCTAAGTTTGTCAAGGCTGATAAACGGTTTGCCAAAGAGTCGAAAAATGTTAACGCTATTGAAGAGAGTTTGTTACCACAAATCAATAAAGTCCCCGACACAAAGTTGGAAAAAGTTGCAGATCAATTGTTTGGACCAGGGGTTACCGAGACAGCCACAGAGCAAGCTCGTAAGTTGATAAGGAGTACAGCTGGTGGACAAAAGGCGTGGGATAATATTGTAAAAGCAAAAGTATTAAAACAGATTCGATCAATCGATGTGTCAGGGGATATCTCTCCTGCTAAATTACAAAAAGCCATCTTTGGTAATGAGGTCAATCGAAAACAAATTATGGCGGCGATGCGGCCTCAAGCCAAACTTAATTTCGATGCCCTATTCAACATTATGGAACGAGTAAAAGTTGGTCGGCATGAGGGATCAAGTACGGCGAGCAATTTAATGGCGTTAATGCAAGGATCAGGATCTGCTCTCACCAATAAATCACTTGTTGGACATCTCACTGATATTTCCTACGCCGTTCTTAAAGCTAAAGGTAGAGATAGACAACAAGAGAAGCTTGCAGAACTAATGTTTAATCCTGATTTCAAAATAGGAGTTTTGAACAGTAGGCCTGGTGATATTTTCAAAAAAGGTGCACCTGCGTACAACTCAATCTCACAAGCTTTGATGGAGATTGCTGACGCCGATGAAGGTCTCCCACCAGAGTGAGTCTGCTGATTGGCATCGATCAATCGCTGACGTCGACGGGTATCGTTGTGCTCAATGAAGAGGGATCTTCTCTGGTGGGACATCATTTGGTGAAGACGAAGCCTAGACAGTTCAGTAATATTCATTACCGACTGAAGTACATTTGCAGTGAAGTCATTTTAGCCTTGCGGCAACACGACGGCGGGGCTAGGATAGCGATTGAGGGGTTGAGTTATGGATCAGTTGGGCAAGGGACGCGAGATTTAGCGGGGTTATATTTCCTACTTTGCCAGCACTTATACAGGCACTCTGGTGTCTACCCTATCACTATCACACCAACAACCCTGAAACGACTAGCCACGGGATCTGGTGCTGCTAAGAAACCGGACATTTACGCTGCCATGCCAAACTCTATGCAAGAGGCGTTCGCAGGGCAAGGCAAAGGCCGGTTTGATTTATCAGATGCTTACTTTTTAGCCATACATGCGACTAGAGAGTTAGATCAAGTCGCATGATGAGTTCCTCAAACTTGTGCTCGAAGTAATGCGGTGTCGTTTCACGCTCATTCTTAGGTGAAACGATGTTTTTACCAAACTCAAGACCGTCGTTTATCAGTGACTTGAACAACTTACCACTAGGAACAGTCGTCGACCTTCTTGATTTTTCCTCCAAATATCCCTGCGCAATCAAAATTTTGTTGAACTTCACCACTCCTATCCCAACTTCATACTTCTTCAACAGATCGGTGGCCGAGACGGTCACACCTTCCGGTTGATCGACGTAGTTAGGGAGTGCGAGCAGATGTGAGATGCCGTTAAGATCAGCGGTCTTTTGCATAAGCCCTAAGTAACTCGCGTCCGAGAAGTTTAGCTGATCGCGCGCAGCGTTGAGGAACACCATAGCAACCTGTGCATCAACCACAGCTTGTGTGACAGGCTTCACCTCAACGACTCTCTCAAGCTCAATCCAACGCTTAACAATCGCCGCACGTAGTTTCACTGAGTATCCAGAGACCAAGATTAAACTGTGTTCTTTATCTAGGTTGAAGCTTTTCTGATCCTTGTTTTGACTATCCTTGTAGGTGTGCTCAAATTTGAGCACACTAACATCAAGATCTTTAAGCATATTTTCAATATCGCGAGTTACGTTTCGGTGCTCCTTGCCAGTCAACTCTGCTATCTCAAGACTACTCATACTCACTGCTGATGTTTGCAGGTTGTTTGTGTTCATTCACACGCTCCTGTTAATGAGTAAGCCACACTATGACATGCTTAACCCCGAACGTGCCACCATGGGCACCACGAGCGCTCTCTGCAAATGCGAATATATTCGCATTTGTTTCCAACTCGGCAATCAACCTTTTTGCTCGATCAGTTCGGAGCCATTCTCCTGGACGGTTCCTCACCTCACCGCCACTTGCTTTGTGGAGATCATTCAAGCTGTAAAGGCCGTTGTTGTTTTGTTGGATTTCTACGTTTGCTATTCTCATCATCTATATTTAAGTCCTAAGTTGTTGATTTAAAGTGACTCTTGCTCAATTAATGTTGCTGGGAAGTAGTGTTCACCGTCGACCTCTGGCACTTTTATATCCTTGGTATCGCAATACGCTTGCATCCTGGCGACCGTATCGTAGTAGACGTCTTTTTCTAACCGCTGTCCAATGTGCCTTAAGTGAACTTTTAAGGTCAACTTTCCAGCAGTGGCTAGGATAAACAACGCTTCTTTGTGGGTTGGATCGTCACAGTGATTGATCATACATAGGACATTTTCTTCAGATACCTCTAGCACACATCCATTGCCGTATATATCAACAGCTCCAAAAATACTAACCACCAATGTTTGTTTTACGTCTTCATGTGATGTTTGCAACAGTGCTGCTAGTAATTCACTTGTTATCCGCATTTTGCTTCTCCGCAACTCATACATGTGTCACAACCATCCATCTTCACGACCGCTTTATCCCGACATTTTGAGCAAACGGTTGCGTGCTCAGGAAACTGATCCTTCTTTTCCTCTGGTGGGATGACCTTAATTGAAATTAGGTGCGTCTCAATAACATCCCCTATTTCGGCAACAAGGGAGTTCATGTATTTACCTCCTTTTTTAAAGTAACCACCACGGGGATCAAACACAGCCTTGAGTTCACCAACCAGAAAAGTAATGTCGCCACCTTTTCTGAACACCGCTGAAATCACTCGTGTTAGTGCCACGATCCATTGGAAATTATCCATACTCTTGCAGTTGATGAAGATCTCGAACGGAACCCGACATTCTCCCACCAGGCCCTTATTGAGCACGTAGTCGTTGATCGTCACATACAAGGAGTGATCGGACAGTGGTGTTGTGACCTTGTATGTGCAACCCACCAGTGATTTTGGTCGTTTGATATACTCACGCAGTGTCATTGGAGGTTCGTCCGCCGCCACCACTTCATACCCTGTGATCTTAGAATCGATTTTTTGCATTCACGTTTCCTTCATGTTATATTGATTGTACTTCATGCTACCCGCTGACCTGACTTGGCCCCGCTCACTAGAGCGGGGCATTTTTTTAGAAACAATCTTCAATTATTTGACTCGGGTAAAGGTTCACACCTCCTTCTTCACGTATTTCAACGTTTTGTTTTTTGCACTCTTTATCGCACGCCGCGTCAAGTTGAATGAATTCGAATTGACTAATTTCTTCATCAAGGTTTCGCCTCAACCAGCCCCGCACTGACGTGTATTTCAAATCATCGATGTCGCTGTCGATGTCGATGGCCATCCACTCGCTTATCACGTGTTTTCTAAAGTGGATGTTATACTTTAGCATGATGTTTATGAACACAACCTCAGTCAGTCTGTAACACGCACTTTTCTTCCCCGCGGGGGATATGAATGTCGCCTTTGTATCGTCAACAACATCTGTGTCTCGAAAAAAGTCATGCCCAAGTGTCTCAATCATCTTCAGCACCTCATTACGCAACCTCTGGTGGGTTACGCCGAGCATTTTAGCCGCATCGCTTGTTTTCAAATTAGGATCAAGGTTGATTGCCGTTAAAACGTCATGAACATACTCAAGTGGGACATCAACGAATTTTGTCAAAACTTTTTACCTCCTTCTGCTTCACGGGCCTCTCGTTTGTGATCAGCCCTCGTTGCATTGTATTTCAACTTGTCTTCAACCGCGCCGCCAATGTCAAGTTGATATGCCCCGCAAAAATCAAAAATGCGGATCATTGTGTCGGCCAACTCCACTTCAACCCCTGGTCGCTCTGGTAAGTGATCATCCATTGTACCCTTGCGCACCGCCTCAAGCGCTTCAGACAACTCCGAATGCATCAGCGCTATCTGTTCACCTTTGTTGCGATCACCTCCGTCCCACCATCCGGCGTTTACTGCAGCGCCATGACAAATGTTGCGGATTGCATTCAAATCAATCTTCATACTACTCGGATTAGGATGTTTCATTTACGCCTTACCCTCCAACGTTTCTAGTAATTTTGGCAAATTATCTTCATCACTCTGCCACTCATTGTCATACACAAAATTGTAGGCCAATTGATCTACATTTTCACTCTTATGCTTGCCGACCACCTCCTTAAGTTTACTATTTCTAACACGAATCCTGATGCTATGCAGGTCGGGTAACTGTTCATCAATAAATCGATAATCATCGTTAATTATCAATAGCCTTTCTTCAAAAGCTTTATTAGCCCTTGCGATTTTATTGCGCACACATTCAATCCAATAATTTCTATCAATATGCTCCCTAACCACGTCAGTGCCGTAATACTGAAGAATTAGTTTCGCTATTATTTTCTTTTCAGATGTGTATTCGCTTGCATGATAGCCAGTAACTAAACTTTCAAACCTAGCAACGATAGAATCAGGCACCTCAGCGGGGAGCTTGTTAAACTGGCACATGCCACCATCAGCACCATCTTTTCTAACCCCATAATCTCGCCACACCTCATGCTTCAATTGGGCTGCAAAACTTATGTGCACGACTGTGTAGCCCAATACAGTCTGAAAATGTCTACCAATGGCAGCCCCTACCGTACTTTTACCTGATCCAGAACTACCGCATAGCTGTATTAACATTTTTTCTCTCTTTTATAATTAAATCAAAATCAACCTTCTCAATCACCGCCGTGGTGCTCAAGGAAAAGTCTCTATGGTTCGGCGCACCTCCTTTGTTCAAATATGTGATTACATCGTAACATTGCTGTGGTGTAGGTTTAATGGTGCCATAGAATGCTGAAGCTATACTTATACTCCTGCGACTCAACAAGCGTTTTCCCACCAGAAGGTTGTCAACGCAGAACAGCTCGGCAAGACCGATTCTGTCACGGCTTATCATCAACACGGCGATCAGTTGGTCAGTCATTCGAGTGCCCTCCCTGATAGCCAAGACAAAGCGCTCGATCGGTCGTTCCTCAACGGCACCACCAACTAAAATGGTCTCGGCCAGTGCCCAAAAGTATGCTAACTGCGATGGGGCAACCCTCTGTTGGGAGCGCATGTTATGTAGCCACGCCCAATCGCTTCAAATTTCTCTCTGCTTCATTGATATACCAACTGTAATTTATGTCCATGTTTTCCACCGTAGCGCCTGTTAAATCCATCAATGGCGTTGCCCCGTCGCTCTTCGGGACTTTGTTGCCATTCTTCACGTAATGTATCGCGGTATCACTCCCGCTGTAATACCATCTAACCACTTTTCCTAAGTATTCGCCATCTTTTTCTGCACCACCGTTGACTGTTCGAACCGCCAAAAAGTCAGGCACATTGTTGCACTCTCGAATTGTATGCTCAATGGGGATGTTTGATTTTAGGTAATTATGAACGGCACTGGTGACCACATCGCATTTTGGATTTGATTTGAGTTCTTCTCCTTTTCGGTCGGCGTAGGCTGACTTACCTTTAATCTTACCATCGGCGGTGATGCCGACGTAATTGTTCACGTTCTGAAAATTAACTCGCACGTAATTTGTATCTTCAAGAACATAATCGGTGTCCTTCATCCATTGCTCACAAATGTTATCTATTTCACATTGCATATCTTTGGTTGTCTTTATCAAGACGCCATCCGTGTTGGCACTTACAACGCGGATACCCCTTAGTTCAAGGCGTTCGATCAACATTAATAGCGATAGCTGACCTGTGATGGTGGTTTGCAAGAGAAGCTTTGGTGAGTAAACCATTGCGTACATCGAACCAAACTTACCGAATAGGCCATTTATCACAATTTTCAATGAGTTATTTGTGACACTATCGCCAGTCTTTTTTGCATGCAATCTTCTATTTACAATTTCCTCATATGCGGTTAGAAATGCTTGCCCCAATTGTGGTGGAAACAATTCATTATTTAGAATGATTCTAGGGTAGTACGCGGCGACATCCTTTTCCATTAAAATCCCATCGCCAACTAAATGCTCACATGACTTGTCCTTGGAGTGGATACCACCTAAGCCGAGTTTGTATCTCGTGTCACCAATGCGAAGTTCAGGGATATCGCTCACCACATCGGGATGCCCCGTGTCTTCATTAATCGTGAATGTGTGCAATCGGTAAAAATCTAACAACTCGCCGGTATCGCAGCCCTCAAACTTAATGTTCTCTGGTGGGACATATCGAATTGATTCAGGGATAGTGTTCGGCGCTCTGTAGAGAATGTTCAATTTCTCTTTCAAGTATGTCTCTGCAATTTGTGCGTCTGATTTTGACACATACTTATATCCCATTTCCAATCGCAACTTCACTTGAGGTTCGAGTTTGTTGAACAACAATTCAGTGATGGCCAGATCATTGTCACAATAGTCCCACAATACCTTACGATCATCTTCACTTATGAACTTATCTGGTGGGATCGGTAAGTCCTGTAACTTGATCCCACCTATCCTTGCCCCGTAAAGCTTCAGAGAACCCTTCAGCGGTGCGACCTCAATCAGATCGATATGACTCGGCATCGGTATGATATCAAGCCCGTACATCTTCTTCAGCATCCATGGTTGCAGTCTTTGCTCAATGATTGCATCGCAGAGTTCCTTTATCTCACCAACAGGCCAACCACCTAACGCCGCTGATATGATCGGTTGATCGAAGTTAATCCCATTGAAGCTGACCATAGTGTACTTGTTGATGGTCGCTACAATCTGACCTTTGTCTCGCTCACTTAACCGAGACTCATTGAACATTTCAAACCCGACTATCTTTTGACTACTAACTTCCTTCATTTTCAGTAGGAAATAGTTCTTGTAAATCTCAACATCAAAAACAACAATATCACTCATCAGGCACCACCTCATTTCTTTTATCATCTAAAGCAACGACACAAAGTTCGTCAACCTCTGAAGTGTCAAGCAAATCCCTTAAGAGATTATTATCAATTGATGCAATTTTCTCCAACTGCGATGCCGATTTCAATGTTGCCCGAACGAACATGTCATTGACTAAATCAGGGTACTCTTTTGCCAGTATGGATCCCGCATCGGATTTTAGTTTGCGATTCTTTTTCTTAACGACAATCTTAAGCAAGGGGTAATCTTTAGAACCATTCAAAACCTCATCATGCACGCCACTCTCAAACGTTTTAATGAACGTTTTAATGAATGGTAGGTTTGCCAACAACTCATCAGCACCGGTCGGTGGGACGACAAATGGGGCAACGTTTGCCATCACCTTCAATGTTTGATCCACTTGCGCCGGACACTTGCCATTCATCAAACACCAACGGCAACCGTCAATGCTCGTGATGAATGTTGGGCTGTCGCTAAATGCCTCTCTCGCTTTTGGTATCACCTCACTGTATAGCCATCCCTTAAGCTCTCCCACCAGAAGGGTATCGCTTCTTATCAACCCGTCGGGATGAAACGCGCGGGGTTGCGCAATGGTCATTCGGATGGGGACTGTGTCGGCTAAATTGAACTTCAGCGACACACCAATGGCATATAACATCAATTGGCCACAATCTTCAATCTCAACTAACCCTCGGCCATGCTTGTAATCAACTACCTCAACTGAAGTGATGACATTTCGATCAGTAGCGTTGTAATTCACAACGACCACATCCGCCGTCCCTCCCTCAAGCCCCTCAACCCCTAATGATACTAAGGGTAAGTACTCTTCAATTAGAAGATCAACAGGATGGTTGACAGATACGAGCGAATGAATGTAGTTTGTCGACACAGTCACCGCATCCAACATCCCTGGTGGGAGATCAAGCCCGTCGATCGTCATCCCCATTAAGATTTTCTCATGAACTTCATGGGCAAAGGTGCCCTCTTCAGCAAAAGGGCTACTTGGGTTAGGTAGATCTTTGGTTGCCATAACGGATGCTGTGCATATCATCCAACGTTTTGAGCTGCTTGGTGATAATAAAGAGTGTGCCATGGTATATTAACGAACCCCCATTGGTGGTTGAATTGTAACGCTACTAGCTCCCATCGGTTCAGCGACGAAGAGTTCGATGGACTTCACAGGTGCTGATGGTGAAGTGCAAGCGGCTGTGATAGTGATCAGTGCGATTAAGAATATGTAAAGTTTCATAATTTAGTCTAGTCCTGTTGTTGAGTGAAATGCTAGTATATTCAAACAAACTGAAGGATACATGAAATGAGAAATTATATCCCGTTAAAGGGTAAGTTACCTAGAGATAAGGAATGGCAAACGATTAGTTATGTTAATTTTGACTTCTCCAATGTCATGATGGTTGGATGGTTATTAAAAGACAGAGAGTTTGTTATTGATATCGATAGGGTTGAAATGACAACTGATATCCTTGACAAATTAGGTGTTGGCCTGTCAATACAAATGTTAGCAAACTCTCATGGTGTTGTGAAAACGAAACGGGGATACCACATTTATTGTGAGTTAGGGGATGGTATTGAAAAGACAGCGTTGATATCTAGCCGTGACAATGTTGACTATGTTAAGGAGGGTAAATATGTTGTTGCTGAAGGATCGGTGACGCCAATGGGCTTCAGGTATAAGTACGTAGGTGAAGGCCGTGAGCCGTTTCTCATCTCTGCTGGGAGCGCGTTCCACAAAAGTATTTTGCGTGAAGTTAGGGCACCTGCTGCGGCGCATGACAAGGTGACGACAGACCGTGTTGAAATATATCTAAACTTAATTGATGTTAAAGATTACGCCAAAGACTATAATGGTTGGTTCAAAATCATGGCAGCGACTCATCATACTTGCAACGGATCCGACAATGGGTTTGAAAAGTTCTTTGAGTGGTGCCAGCGCGGTGGATTCAAAGGTAAAGGATCGTCAATGCAAACGGTGAGATCGAAATGGGACTCGCTAAAAGGAGGTGAAAATGTGAACCAAGCAACGCATCGAACATTGATTGCAGCTATCCCACCAGAGGAAGAAAAGCGCAACTCTGTCATCAAATGGAGTGATGATCAAAAGCCATCAGCACAGCAAGAGGTGGTCCCAGTGGCACCTTTGCCGATCACAACACCTCCGACAGAGATGATCCAGGAACTGATCGATTCAGGGTTGAATTCCTCTGATAAATATGTTGAGGCTGCTGAATTTGTGATGACCAATGAAAAATTAGCCCTTGACAGTTCTGATTCTTTGTACCATTTCGATAAGATTTGGATGCCCATTTCTGAAAACTATCTTAAGTCAAGGATAATGGTGAATCTGCGGGATTATTCTCATAAATTTGTCAGCACGGCCACTGCAATCAAGACGATTTTGGCGCTAATTAAGGCCGATGAGTCGATTGTGATCAGCAGCATCATTCAAGAGGCGACCAATCCCTATGCCATAACATTCGAAAACGGAACGATCATCAGGGCACCGGATGGCAGACGAAAATGGCATTTTGAACCTAGTTTTAACCCGTCAAATTACTGCACGATGAAGTTGAACTTTAATTACATACCAAAATCATCGTGCAAGTTATTTGACAAAACGGTGAAGGAAATTTTGCGTGATGATGCGATGGTGCAGTTTTTCCTAGAATTGGTCGGGTACAGTCTGCAACACATCAAACCCTTAGAGTTGGTGGTGTTGCTGCACGGTGGAGGATCCAACGGCAAGTCTTTGCTGATTAGGATTTTGGAAAAGTTGAGTGGGGATCTCTCTGTGAGCACCAATGGTAGAGCAGCGGGGCTTCACACAAACTCCGCGAGTGTGGATACCCACTTTGAAGCGACTCTGGTGGGAAAACGGTTGATGCTAGTTGAGGATTTGAGCGTGACCGCGAAGCTTTATGATGATGCCATTAAGAAGTATAGCGGCGCATTCAGGATGTTAGCTAACCCAAAGAATAAAACACCATTCAATTTTGTTAGCAATCTGACGTTATTCATGTGCTGCAACGAGTTTCCAAAACTTAACGACATGTCCAACGCGCTCCGCAGACGAGTCCAGGCTATCCCATTCACCAAAACATTCAGTGGCGATGAGTGCGATCCTCTGTTGGGAAGTCGAATCACGGGATCAGACGCGGAGATGAGTGGGATCATGGCTAAAGTGCTTGGGGCACATGCTGATTTGGTCTCAAGAAAACATCGGTTTCAGACGCCAAAACGCTCATTGGATGCTGCTAAGGCGTGGTTATCTGAAGGAAATCCTGTGTTTGCGTTTGTTGAAGACCGATTAAGCAAGACAAAAGGTGGGTTTGTTGAGATACGAGAGCTACATAGAGCGTATACCCGCTACATTACCGTCTACAACACGGAGGGAGTGAACACGAGTGCGAAGGGGTTCAGGAACTTCAACCGAGACATTCGGGCATTGGGGTTCGCAACAATAGAAAAAAGAGAGCCGAATCGCGGAACTTATTGGGCTGACTTAAAATTAAAATCAACTGAATTTGAGGATGGTGTATTTGAATGAAACGTAAAGCAATGACAACAAGACAGATCTCCTATGAAACAGGAAAAAGTATAGCTGAAGTTCGCGCATTAATTCGAAAAATTTGCAAACGATTGGACGTCCCGTTGGTTTATGAGCCGGACATGAAGTTAGCGTTGGTGGTGATGTGTACTCACCAGCCGAGCATTCGAATCACTATCATTAAACGATTTTTGAGCGAAGCAACGTCACCTGGGTACACAATAACGACTCATAAGCTTGCACAGATAACCGGCAAGGAACACTACAGCCTTTTCCGCGATGTGGAAGCTATGGCACGGCTATTGGGCTCATGGGATGGGATAGAGTTATTACCACACCAAGATGAGAATCGCAGGCGCAAAGAACCCAATAGCTTTTATCGGTTGGATGGGCAACAGGCATTGTGTCTGCTGTTGGGGTACAACACAAAAACAAAAATGAAGGTGATTGAACAAATATGGCTGTAGATAAGCGATTTATGACTGTGGAGGATTTCTTTAAGATAAGCCGGTTGCACTTGGATGTTGCTGATCAAAGTGCGATGAAAATAAAATGTGGCATTGAGGGAAATGAGGTAGTTTCGATTGATACGCTAAAGGAGGCATATGTTGAAGTGAAGTGCGAGAAAACATCCCACCAGAGGAGCGAAAAAGATGATATTTAATGGTATGGAGATTGAGTCGGTGTTGAGTGGTGGTAAGCCACTCTTTAATGCGATTGACATAGCGATCGCACTTGAGTTTGTGCGGCCCTACAGCGCCGTTGAAGACAATTTACCTAATGCTGGTAAATATATCGACGTAGAAGATTGTATGATATTGGCGGTCTTTAGTGAGTATGAAAATATCACTGACTTTTACAATTGGGCCAAGGGGTTCAAAGAACATAACGTTGTTGACATGAAAGGTGATGTGCTATGAGAACGTTCAACGGCGTACCTGTAGAGTCGGAAGTGATTAAAGGTAGGTTGATGTACGATGGAGCTGCTGTGGCGACCGCACTTAATTTTATATACCCTTACAGCGCTGTTTATGACTGGACGAATCCTGAGGGGGGATATATTAGCGTTGACGATTGTTTGGTGTTGCTGACTCGCAGTAGCTACAAAGATCCCCGTGGGTTTCGTGACTGGGTAAAGCAAGAAGAGCCAACAGCAATTGGAAAGTTGTTAAATAGCGTTTCCCATCTAATAAGAGAAAATTAAAATGAAATTTAAAAAAGCAGAACGTAAAGAATCGCATCTTAGGATTGCATTGAGTGGGCCTAGCGGCTCGGGTAAGACGTACAGTGCTCTCTTGATGGCCAAGGGGCTAGGTTCCAAAAGCATCGCCGTGATCGACACGGAGAGAGGTTCAGCCTCGCTCTATTCAGATTTGGTTGACTTTGACACGTTGGAACTGACTGCACCTTTCACGCCACAACGCTACATCGATGCAATAAAATTAACAGTCTCTGGTGGGTACGACACGTTGATCATCGACAGCATCACACATGAGTGGAATGGATCTGGTGGCTGTCTTGAAATGGTTGATGTTGCGAGCAAGACTAAGTTTAAGGGTAACTCTTACATGGCATGGTCATCGGTGACGCCAAAACACAATGCATTTTTGGAGGCAATTCTTCAATCCCCTCTGAATGTTATATGTACCTTAAGATCAAAACATGAATACGTGATTACCGAGAACGCCAAAGGTAAGTCGGCACCGCAAAAGGTGGGGATGGCACCTGTGCAACGTGATGGGATTGAGTATGAGTTCACTGCTGTGTTGGATCTCTCAGTGCCTGATCATTATGCAATGGTGTCCAAAAATCGAACGTCAGTGCTCTCTAGCCAACCTTTTATCATTGATGAGTCGATAGGTGAGGGTTTAAAGGGTTGGTTGTCTTCAGCGGCACCAGCAGATGATCTGCTGGCTAGCGCTTTGGTTGACATGGAACTCTCTGGATCTCTTGATCAGTTGCGAGATAAATACACCTGGTACCTTAGAGAGTTGGGCAATCGGGGTAGTGAAGCTGACATTGTGGCGCTCACTAACCTTAAGGATGAATTAAAAGTCAAGTTAGATGACACCATCAAGTCTTAGCCGGTTCATCCTAACTCTAAGTTTGTCTAATCTAAAGTAACCATCGCGTTCGCCAATCCCTTGTTTGGCGAACTGCTCTTTTCCAGTCCCCTCATTTAATATTGAGTTCAGATGTAAATCCCCATCAACTTGATTGTCCAACTCATCAAGCACTCGTGAGAGTTCAACTGTCGCAGGCCCGTTACAATCCACTGGATCGATGCTCTCAAAGTTGAGGGGTAGCTCATCGTAAAGCCCACTCTTAACCCCAGCTTCTCCCGCATAGCGTCTCCCGTTAATTACTATCAGAAGTTCGATTAATGATTGGTGGGCCATAAGATAAATCATGGATGATAAAGATTCAATTTCAACACCTTTTCTTCGCTGGTTGTTAAGTTTAACCCACACGCTTGTTGTTACATCATCAATGATGGTAGTAACCGATTCTGCACCGCGAAGGTTCGGGTTGAGCAAGTGTCTGTGTCTAGCGTGTAGGCATTTAGCAATTAGTTTTTTGAATGTTTCTGGCTTGTCAATTTCAATTTCATTTTTCATTATTTTAATTTTTCTCAGCTGCCGTTGATGCAGTTATTGTAACCGGTAAACAAACCATCACTAATTGAAATCAAGTTAGATGACACCATTGAGTCTTAATTGGTTCATCTTAAGTCTGAGTCTGTCTAATCTAAAGTAGCCATCGCGTTCGCCGACTCCTTTGTCGGCGAACTGCTCTTTTCTAGTCCCAGTATTTAATATTGAGTCCAGGTATAAATCCCCATCAACTTGATCACTCAACTCATCTAGCACTTGTGAGAGTTCAACTGTCGCGAGTCCGTTGCAGCCTACCGGGTTGATGCTCTCAAAGTTCAGCGGTAAGTCATCGGAAATCGTACTCCGATGCCCCTCTCGGCCCTCATACCGTCTCCCAATGAGCGATACCAAAATGTCGGTTAATGAAAAGTTAGCCATGACATAAATGATGGCGGATAAGGATTTAATTTCAACGTCTTTTCCCCGTAGTTGGTTGAGTTTCATCCACACTGTTGTTGTCACATCATCAATGATGGTGTCGGCCGACTCTGAACCACGAAGCTTTGGGTTGATTAAATGGCTATGCCTACTGTATAAGACCTTGCTAATTATCTTCCGGAATGTCTCTGGTTTGTCAATTTCTATTTTCATCTAAAGTTTTCCCAGTCGCCGCCGATACAGTTATTGTAACCGGCAAACAACAGAGAGTAAATACACCTAAGGATGAATTAGATGACACCATCCCTTCTTAAGGATCTAATCTTGCCCCTAACTTCATCTAATCTACAATAACCAGCGCACTTACCAACACCTTTGTTGGTAAGCTGCTCTGAAATACTCCCCTCATTCACTATCGTTTCTATAAATAAATCCCCATTAGGTTGTTTAAATACCTTATCCAATACCCTTGATAACTCAACCGTCACCAGGCCATTACATAGGGTTGGGTTAATGCTCTCAAAGTTGATCGGTAAATCGTCGGCGATCTTACTTTTGAATGGTGACTTACCGTTTACAGATCTCCCATTTAGCGACATGTAAAGCTCACTCATAGCTCTGTTTGCCATAATATAAATTAAACCAGATAGAGATGTTATTTTACCACCTCTTTGCTTTAATTGTGTTAGCTTGATCCACACCGACGATGTTACATCATCAATTATAGTTTTGGTTGATTCTGAACCTCTAAAATTTGGGTTCACTAAGTGCTTGTGGTGAGAGTGTAAAGCACTGGCAATTATCGCACTGAAGGTTTCCGGCTTGTTGATGTCTATTTTAATTTTCATTAAGTGAATGCCTGAAGTATAATTACCAATTATAACAGATTTAGGTAATTGACATGTCACCTTTAAGAAAAATAAAAGATCATCCTGCTGTGATTTTTGTAATAGAAAATCCAACTTATAACCAATTAAAAGAGGCGATTTATAAAGAACCGGCTGTTGCTTCAAGGTTGAGAACCGTTCCAAAAGATTTAGAAGAGTATGTGGCAGATAATTATCCCTTTGCCATATTGGGATTTAAATCTCCGATGAAAAGTAGTGTTGAGAAATACAATGAGTGGATACGTAATTTAGGAGCCCTTGAATCGGACTATAAAGTTCCAGAACATATTATCCCAACAGAGGGGGAGTTTGATGAATCGGTTGATGACTGGATTGCCAACATACCGAGATTTAAAGATCAGTATCACTTAGAAATTAATAGTAGGGTAAAGTTTTTTGATTAATTTTACTTTTCATCTAAAGTTTTCTCAGTCGCCGCCGATAACATTATTGAACGCAACGAAACAACAGAGAGAAAACAAACCATGACTAACATAACCGAAATCAAAGCACTGATCAACGCAACTACAACCACCTTCGAAACATTTGGAGTTGCTGGCGAAAAGGTCTTCATCTCTGATGTATACGAAGACATCAAAAACAACATCTGCTGCAGCCTTGAAGAATTCAAAGCGCTCTTAGTAGCGGCCAACAAAGAGCAAGAAGTAGTCCTGAGCCGATGCGACATGGTAGCCGCCTTCGACGCAAAGAAAGTTGCTAAAAGCCTAATTGAAATCAAGATCGGCGGCATAACAGTAAGTGAAGTGGCCTTCATCAACATCTGATCCCAACAGAGAAAGGGCCGCTTAAGAACATCCTGTCAACATGGAACACACATCAGCAATCGGGCTGATGTGGAGATGAGCTCAGCTGAAATTTCAGCTGATTACAAAGACAGCGAGTGGACCGAGGTTATGAAAAATAAAATTGAAGTGAGCACAAAGACAGTAACCAGCAATTTAATCGCAGAGAAGTTTGGCAGACGCCACGCTAACGTGCTTGAATCCTTGAAATCGTTAGTAGACAGTGGCCACTTAGGTGGACTTGATATCAAGTCCACCTCCTATGTTGATAAAAGTAATAGAGAAAATAAGTGCTACGAGCTAACTGAAACTGGATTTATGATTGCGTGTCCGTTTATTGGTGGTGAGAACTCTCGTGACGGTCAAGTGGCGATCATCAAGGAGTTCATGAGAATGCGTGAAGACTTGAAGCCACTCTCACATCTGGAGGTGACGGCTCAACATATGCAAGCCTTGTTGAATCAGGAACGGCGGACAGCGGCGATTGAGTTTGATGTTAAGACGCTGCAGGAAAAGGTTGATCACACTGATCACATATTTCATCTCGGCGACTACACATCGATCAAGGCGTACACCAACGTCAACCACATCGCGATCACAGGCCGTCAGGCTTCTCTGGTGGGGAAGGCTTGTGCAAGCAAGTGTCGTCGTGAGGGCATTGAGATTAAGAAGTTTCCGTGCCCTGTGTTCGGCGAGGTGAATGGCTATCCAGTGTCCATCATTGACTGTGTTATGGATGGATTTGGGCTGAGGGATCACACATGAGGTTTAAATTTGTGATGATTGACATGACTGGCCCGACTCTTGCACCAATTCCACCGTACATCGACTTTTTGATTGATGAGGCTGGTGAGGTTCATGAGCCAGCCTGTGTGTTGATGAGTGGTACCCGATCAACTGCAGGTAGGGACGTTGTGGTGGCCTTAAGGTTAATCCAGCAGCAGCGTCTTGATGGTGAAATCAGCCAAAATACCCATTAGTTCGTCACCAAAAATAACATATACTTAGCTGGGCTTGTGAGAGGTCACCACTCCACGCAAGCCCCAATCCATACTTTGCCATTCATTTCCATAAATAATGCCGTCACGGGCACTGTATGAACCAAACGACATCAACTTGAAGAACGTTTCTCCCAACAGAGAAGATCGTGAGGGGCTGACGACGACGTGCAAAATAGTCACCTATGACAGCTCTATAGCTTCCCCTTTTAGGACAGAATAATTATTTATCTTATTTCCCTCTTTTTTTACCTAATTTTATCTTACTTATTCATCGTTCCACCGTCAGTAGTACTTAATATTTATATTTTACTATAATTTGGGATTTACTCCTGTACGACGAACTAGGGCACTGACGACGTGACTCCGCCGGCTTTACACAGAAAATCGATCACTTTTTAACCAATTTTGGCCGATTTGTACAACGTAACGTACAAGTTTTTTTGTATGTCATTGATTATATAGGAGCGCCTCTGCAACGTTAAGGTTACTCTAAGAATACTCTAAGGATTACAGTAGGTTGGACGAAAAGGGCACTAGCGTTGCAGAGGCATGTGGGGACTTTCTAGGCACGTATCAATGACATAACAAAAATCCTTATACTAGGTCTAAATGTTGATATTCCAAGCGGTTGAAACTTAAGGTTACTTTCTGTGGACAACCACAGATGTTAACGCTAACCGCTAACGCCTGTCAGCCGCAGCCTAGTTGCTTGATATCCTTGAGGAATTCGAGATATCGATCAAAAGGAGATCAATTTGAGAGACGAGCGTTAGTGGAATCCCTCGCTAGGCTAATGATATCTATGGATTTTCAGCTCGCATTGTTTGTCGTCACCTCAATCTCCGTGTAATTAATAAAGATCTTCTCTGGTGGGACAATGTCTTGACATATCATCTGGTTATGGGCTATAATAGGTGTATTATGCCACTAAATATTATCTTCGAATCCGCCGGTGAGTCCTTCGTTTTTAACGCAGGTTTTGACTTGTCGTCGTCAGCCCCTTTGGTGCTCAATTTTAGGCCTGAGAGAGGGGAGGTTAAGACAGTGCCAGCGACGCTCGGATTGGTGCCCTTAGATGGCTTTGAGGCCAACCAATATGTGACCTACACGACCACAACAGAGGTGCTTGATCAGATAGGTCGATGGCAGGCACAATTGGGCTATGGAACGCTCAAAACACACTGGATTCACTTCAATGTCACCTGATCAAACTCAAAAGAACATTGAGGCAGAGCTTTGGCGCATTGCCACATCTGATACCTCACCATCAAGCGCTAAGGTGAGTGCGTTGGCGTTACTTGAGAAGATGTCACGCGATCCCAATGATGCTGTGCCATTGGATGAGAACTACTTCACCATCACGCCAGTCAAGAATCGTGCCTAATATTGAGATCAATGAGAGAATCTTACCCTTACTCACGAAAAAGAAACGCGTCAAAATTTTAGTTGGAGGTCGGGGATCTGGTAAGTCAGTTGGGATTGCCGACATCATCATGCTCAAGTGCCGTGAAGGGCTGTCCATCCTCGGCACACGTGAGTTTCAAGGATCCATTGAGGATTCAGTCCACTCGCTCATTGAAGCCCGTATCGGACACCACGAGCTCAATGGATTTACAGTGACCGGTCGAGACATCAGTCATCACTCCTCTGGTGGGAGAGTGTTCTACAAAGGCTTATCGCGCAATGTATCGTCACTGAAGTCGCTAGGGGCAGTGGACATCTGTTGGATAGAAGAAGGTGAGTCCATCGGTGAAAAGAGCTTACAGACGCTCACACCGTCTATTCGTTCGCTATCTGGATCACCGCCTGAGATATGGATCAGCATGAACAGGCACTCGATGCTCGGCGCAGTGGCCACGAAATACCTGCACCGTGCTGAACGATCGCTGGCTGAGAAGGGCTACTATGAAGATGATCTGGTGATGGTCATCCAATTGAACTATTCAGAGAACCCATGGTTTCCACCTGAGTTGGACATGGAGCGGATTGATGATAAGAAACGCTTATCACCTTCAGCATACGCTCATATATGGGAGGGGCAATATTATGACGACCTTGAGAACTCAATTATCAAGTCAGAGTGGTTTGATTCTTGCATAAACTCGCACCTTAAGCTTGGGTTCAGCGCAAGAGGACAGAAGGTGCTTGCCTATGATCCGTCCGATGAAGGGGCTGATGACAAAGCATTGGTGGTTCGTCATGGTTCGGTGATCACGCATTGCGCTGCTATGGATAATGGGGATATCGCAGAAGGGACTGATTGGGCATTGAATGTGGCAGCCAGCTCTGGTTGCGATGAGTTCGTGTGGGATTGTGATGGCATGGGAGTTGCATTGAAACGACAGGTGGCGCAAGGGTTCGATAACTACACAATGTTTAAGGGATCTGAATCGCCTGATGATAAGTTGGATGCCTATATCGAAGATGTTGAGTACCCTGTTGATAAGAATAAGTCTAAGACAAATGGTGAGACGTTCAAGAATAAGAGGGCACAATACTACTGGAGACTCCGTGATCGTATGCTACACACTCATGAAGCGATCTTCTCTGGTGGGAACAGTGTCGATGATGAGGAACGGTTCATATCATTTTCAGAGTCGGATATTGGCATGGATGCGCTGAATAAGTTACGATATGAGCTATGTCGCGTGCCGTTGAAGCCGAATCCAAACGGGATGATTCAAATTATGTCTAAGCCGAACATGGTCAAAGAGGGTATTCCATCTCCCAACAGAGCCGATGCGCTGATGATGAGTATGATTATCCCTGATGAAGACACAACATTCGATCTTGATTTTGCAAGCAATTGGTGAGGTATTTTAGATGTCAAATTTAGATGAGTTGCATCGCGAAGCAATCCAACGTTTCCATGAGGTTCAGCAGGAGGAACTGGAACAGCGTGAGTTGGCGGTTGAGGATATGCGCTTTGCCCATGCTGAGGATGGCCAGTGGGATGAGTTGGCTCTTAACAAGACTGAAGGTAGACCGCGGTACACGTTGAATCGAGTCGCTGGCGCTATCAATCAAATTGTTGGTGATCAACGGCAGAATGTTACTGGCGTCACTGTGATCCCTGAAGGTGAGGATGAGGAGGATGTTGCCAAAATATTGAGTGGCATCATCCGTAATGTGGAACGAGACTCATTCGATGCGACCAATCGGGCATTCGATGAGATGGTCACTTGTGGTTACGGTGGCTTCAGGCTGATCACCGAGTTTGAAGAGGATGGGTTTGATCAGGTGATCAAGTGCCATCCAATTATGTCTGCTGCCACGTCACTTTGGTTTGGCCCTTGTGATCGATACGACAAATCAGATGCTGAGTTTGCGTTTCTCACCAAAGATATGCCCAACAGACAGTATGAGCGAGAGTATCCTGATTATTCAATGTCGGATTTCTCACAAGTGCTGTACTCGTCGAACTTTAGTTGCAATGTGTGGAAAAGCCCGAACACGATTAAGATTGCTGAGTATTGGGTTAAGGAACCGATGCAGCGCACTATCTATCGTCTTCAAGATGGTTCTGTGGTTGAAGAGTTGCCTGAGGCGACGCCATTCATTGAGTCGCGCACATTTGATAGCCACAAGGTCGTTCAGTACATCATGAATGGTATGGAGGTCATCAGTGGCCCACATGACTTTCCATCCAAACATATCCCCTTGATTGCCGTCTCTGGCATCAGCACGATGATTGAAGGTGTGCTCTACCAGCGAGGGATAGTCCGGCAAGCCAAAGATGCTAACCGAATTTACAATTACGCCACCAGTGCTGCAATTGAGACCAGCGCATTGACGCCAAAGGATCCGTATTTCATTACACCATCAATGATGAAGGGCCATGAATCGATTTATAAGAACTTCAACATCCGTAACCAACCCTTCATGCCGTACAATCCAGATGCCCGATCACCTGGTCCACCACAACGAGGAGGTGCACCAGCGTTGCAACCTGCGTTCGTGCAGCAAATCCAACAGGCTAGTATGGATCTATACCACATCACCGGCCTACAACCCCCGTCGTTAGGTGTCAACCCTGAGCTTAAGTCGGGCAAAGCGATTCAAGCAGAACAGTCAAAAGGTGACAGAGGTAGTTTCATTTACCTTGATAACCTATCGAAATCTAAAGACTATATGGCAAGAATCATCCTTGATATTATACCACATATCTATGATCGAGAGCGAACTTTAACCCTGATAAATGATGATGAAACATCGGAAGTTGTGGACGTCAATCAAACGAACAACCCCAATGTCCCCACGCTGGACTTGCGCAAAGGTAAGTTTAATGTGCAGACAAAAGTTGGCCCCGCATTTAGCACGCAACGTGAGCAATCATCGGAACAACTATTACAGTTGATCACACAGTCACCTGAGTTGGCGAATGTTTCACTTGACTTGTTAGTGAAATCGTTGCCGATATTGGACTCAACAATTCTTCATGATAGAATACGAAAACAAATGATCAAAGCGGGTACAATTGAACCGACGGAAAAGGAAATTAAAGATCTCGGACTCGACAAATCCCCGCCGCCTGATCCACAACAAGAGGCCTTGACTGAAAACATTAAGCTTCAAACCGAGAAACTTATTGCTGAAATCGAAGCCTCACAAATCAGGGACGACAAGACAGAAGCTGAAGTTGATAAACTTCAAGCCCAGACCGCAGAAATACTTGACAAACTAGGAGGTGATCCCAGTGCCTTACGACCGACCAAAACCTAAGAAACCCAAACCACGGAAACGAGGGAGATGAGATAGATAATGCCTGATCCAGATGATATATTTGAGGGGTTGATAATCATAGCAAGCGTTGTTCTGCTCGTATTTATCATAATAGCTGTAGTGCAATGAATAAAAGGAAAGAGAAATGAATGACGCACGTACTGAAATTGTACCAACGCTGGTGGATCCTCCTGCTGTTGTTGATCCCCTTGCCGCCGTTGTTGATCCCCCACCAGAAGATGGTGTACCGTTGGAAACAAAACCAGCCCTACCCACGTCAGCCACGCCGCCAGAGGCTGCGCCTGCCGATCCGGCCGGGAAACCACCGCCGCCTGAAGCACCAAGCGTTGAGATAGACGCGTTGGTTGCTGGTCGTTTTGCTGAAAAGCAACGGGCTGATAAGCTTCAAAACCAACTCGATGCGATTACAAATCAACCGGTGCCCGAACCCATTGCTGAAAACTTTAGCACAACAGAGGATTATGTTGATGCGTTGGTCACCTTTAAGATGCAAGAAAAGCAAGGTCAGATCACACAGCAAGTCAAGAGTGCTAACGTCCATTCAACATTTCAAAACAATGTCAAGGCGTATGAACTTAGTAATAAGGTAGATAACTTCAACGACATGGCAGCAACACTCCCTCAATTTCCAAAAGGTGTTGCCCGTACGTTAATGGAGTCGGACACTGGTCCTGAAGTTATCCATCACTTAGCAAAAAACTTGAACCTTGCTTACAAAATTGCCAGCATGTCACCAGGGCAAGCGACAATGGAGTTGGGCAAACTTCAAGGATCAATGACATCCAAAGTGGTACCGACGTCAGCACCACCACCGACCACGACCGTCTCTGGTGGGACAGGATCCGCTGGTAAAGACGTTGGCGGTAAGATGTCGATGGATGATTGGATGAGAACTTTTAACACATAAGGAATTAGCACCGTGGCGACTCGATTCGTATTACCTTTTGCTGATGTTGGTGCAGGGATTCGTCCCGCCAGCGGTGCTCAACTGTTCTTCACAGACACTGGTACCAGCACTGACCGTGACACCTTCTCGGATGAAGGTGCAACAACACCTAACACAAACCCCGTCATCGCAGATAGCAATGGCCTATTTTCAGATATCTTCATCGACGGCACATACCGAGTCATCTTACGTGATTCTGATGGCGTTCAAATTTTTGAAGCCGATCCTGTTAGATCCAATCTAATTGGAGCACCGGTCGGCGTCTTCAATGATGTTGCCGCCATGGTCGCCGCTGACTTATCGGCAGGCAATTATGTGACCACAAATGCCTACTTCGGAACATTCTCAATCAACTTAGACACACCGCTCGGCGGTGCGAACTATAGCATCATGACACTGGCACATTTTGTCAATGCCACCGTCGGTCTCACTACACCTGACAATGTTGTGGATCACTTGTTGGCAAACGGTTTGGTTGCAATGATGGATCGTCAAGAGGGCATCCATGTCACGCAAGGTGGTGTGATTGGAACAGCAGGCAATCCATCCAACGGAACTGATGAGAGTGCCCGCCTTCAAGGTGTGCTTGATGCTCTACGCACTGGTGATGTTCTCTCCCTCAACGGCATTGAAACCATCTTCACCAGCCAACCACTCTATCTGATGAGTGATACGAACTGGCCAGCCGGATTCACCGCAGACGTGGTGGCCAACATTGAGATTGACATGGGACGTTGTCGGATCAAATACAATAACAGTGTTGAGTTCAGTGCCATCTATCAAGACGTCCCCATTCACAATCAAGTGCAAACGCTTGCGACCACGACCAACCGTACGCCAGCGATGTTTCAAGTGTCGATATCAGGACTCAATCTGCACAGCGGATTCTTTGATGGCAATATGGTTGCCCGCGCAGCCGTTGTTGGCAACCCTGTTGGGATAAGTGATGAGGCATGCATTCATTTGATCGCATGTAAATTTCCGATCGTGACGGATATTGTGTGCAACGATTCAATGGGAGATGGCATCAAGTTAGGTGATCCCTTCACGGCTGGCGCTGTTGTTGGCTCAGCATTTCGTGGTGCAAACTCTCTCGATGGACTCACTGAAGATGGCTTCTTGTCAAACATTCAGGCCATCAACAATGCGGGGAGCACGGTCAATGTTATCTCTGCCGATCGATGTAGCATCAACGACATCAATGCCGACAACTTAAATAACACTGCGAACTTTATTGCGGCAGTTGAAGCGCCTGCGGTCAAGTTCGAATCTGATTTAGCACGATCATTTTTCAATAGCTTAGGGTTCTCTCGCGTCACTCAGCATTCGGTTAAGTCGGTTTTTGCAAGAGCGTGCCCGACAGGCGGAGCGTTAGTGATTCAGAACTCACGTGACGTACACATCACCGACATCGTTATCAAACAAGGCTCTGATGATTTCGGCATTGGTAGGATCGTTGGCCAGTTAGGTGTTGATGGTTCAAAGTTTTGTTCTGCCAGTGGGATTTCATATTGCCAGATCGGTGAAGACAATGTGCAACACAATAGCGTCTCACTCCTTGAGGTATCCGGCGACTCAAATGTTTTCCAGGACATAAAGATTGTCCCGCAAGTTAATAACGGAGTCATCACACACAATTCATTTGAATCAATATTCATCGTCGACGATGTGAGTGCCCGATGCATCATTAAAAATGTCAGTGGATTCATTAGAACGAGTGTTAACACAGGGTTCTTTATTGACTTTCAAGGTGGTAACCAGGTCAACTTTTTACTTGCCGACATTGACGTTGAATTTATATCGGCATCGGTCGGCATCTCAACATTCGTTCGCGCCGGTGCTAACAATGATATTCGATTCGACAATCTGAAGATCGCAGCCCCTGACACGCTCGACATGTTCACGAACTCCGATGGCGTTTTCGACCTAACAAGCTCCGGCAACGAGCTGACTGTGACGAATTGTATATTCGATTTCAGAGGCTTTTCTCTGGTGGGATCATCAACGTCCGTCGAAGCCAACACTGTCTACTTCAAAAACATTTTGTGTCGAGGCATGGTGATGTTTCCAACCCCAATTGCATTTGATCACATGACATTTGACGGTGTCACTGTTCAGTCGATGTTCAATTTAGGTGGTGGCAATGAGTCGGCGATGCTCGGATTATTTTGTGAAGCTAGTCAAGTCATTAAAATTATGAATTGTGAGGTTAACTCCAATGGTCGATTCGGGTTCAATCAAGCCACAGAGGGTGTGATAATCACAACATCGGGATCATTTAATGATTTAGGAACATTTCAATGTGAGATGCTCAACAATCGGTTTTTTGGCGGTCGAGCGGCTGATGATTTAGTGAGAAGTGAGGCGTTTGAAAATGGAGGTGGAACGGCTTCATTTAGGCCTTGGAATAATTCGGTGATAAGTGCCAAATTCATTTCACAAGGCAACGTCATCAACGGATCAAATAGACTAGACATTAACCCCATCGCTCTAGCAAGTTTGTTTCAGGTTGATTTGGCAGCGTCTCTCAGCCGATTCACAATGCTACCAGGATCTAAGGTTGATGTTGTCTTAGGCACGAGCGTAGGTCTCAATAATGCTATGTTCATTACCCAATTTGGCACAGGTGGGCAAAACTTAGGCGGTGACCTGATAAATATCAATTTTGTATCGAACATATTAAACCCTAGATTATCAATTTCACTATTGTAAATCAACAACATACCGTGTATAATTAGACTAGCTATATTTTATTCCCGTGGAGGGTATTTAAATGCCGATGGCAAATGATTTTAAGAATACAGCGCTCGTCACTCGTTATGCTGTAAAAGAGTTCTTGAACGCTTTGGTGATGACCATGAAGGTGGATCGTCAATTGGATGAATCACGTGTTTTCAGTGGTAAGGTTGGCGGTACAGTCTCCGTCAGACGACCTGTCTTGTTCGAGAGCGCGGCTGGTGCAACTCTCGTGAAGCGCGACATTGAAGAAGGTATTGTTAATGTCACACTTGATCAACGTCATCATGTCGGCTTTGCTGTCTTGACTGAAGATCTCACTTTACGGATTGAAGATGCCAACGAACGCTACATTCGACCTGCGATGCATGAACTTGCGCAACGTGTCGAGACGGTTATCGCTGATCAGTACAATGAAGTTTACAATTTTGTGGGCACGCCTGGCACCAGTCCTTCAACTTTTCTTGATGTGGCTAACGCCGGTCAAAAGTTGGATGACTTAGGTGTACCCATGGAGAATCGTTGTGCATTCTACGATCCTGCGGCTTCAAACTCTCTTGCTGATGGTCTACGTTTGGTTTTCCCACAAACGATTGCCAAAAAGGCGATTGAAAAGGCCTCAATCGGCATGTACGCTGGTTTTGATATCTACAAATCTCAATCTTTGCGCATGCACACTGTTGGGGATCATGGTGGCACGCCTCTTATCAACGGCGCTGCTCAAGACACCACATACTTGCTGAGCAAAGATACCAACAGCCAAACTCTGATCACCGATGGTTGGACGGTCGGCACTGCAGTCTTGAATGCTGGTGATGTGTTTACGATAGCCGGTGTTGATTCAGTCAATCGCAGGACTCGCGAGACCACTGGCGTGCTTCAACAATTCGTGGTTCTGGATGACGTCACTTCAGTCGGTGATGATGCGACGCTAACTATCAGCCCACCTATCATCATTTCAGGTGCGTTCAGAACTGTTGTGGCTGCCCCTGCTGACAATGCTGCCATTACGGTTATCACAGGCGCTGCAGAAGCGGTTCATCGTCAAAACATGGCCTTCCACAAGAACGCTATCACTTTGGCGATGGCGCAACTCGATACCCCAACAGACGGTGCGACATCTAGCCGTGAAAACTTTGAGGGCATCAGCATCCGTACGGTTCGTCAGTACAACATCACTGATGATGAGTTGAACTATCGTTTTGACATCCTGTTCGGTGTCAAAGTTATCAACCCTGGCTTTGCAGTCAGAACGACTTCATGAGCAAACAATGGGCTTACCATAAGTCCGAGGCACCAAAAATCATTGACTCGGATGAATGGGAGACATATCTCGACGCTGGTTGGGCAGACACTCCTGCTGCGTTCATTAACTTGAACGACATGGGAGTGGATCCTGATGATCCCGTTGCCGTCCAAAAGCTCGGCGAGGCTATCGAGACAATCAAGGATGAGGTGAACACCATAGCCAACGTCGATATTGACAAAATGACTCGAAAACACTTGATCGAATGGGCACAGGAAAACGTAGACATCATGTTTCCAGAGACTATTTCAACCAAACTCTTGAAGAAAAAGGTGAAGGAATTTGTCGCTCTTAGCGCTTGACTTTGTTGAAGCAGCAGCAGAGGAGATTGGTGTCAAAACCGCTGAAATGTCCCTTGAAGCAGGGGATGCTCAAGCTATTTTGAACCGTCTCAACGATTTGCTATTCGAGTGGCGCTACATGTTTCTCACACCACGATTCGAAGAACTGCTCAACCTTCAACAAGTGGTGGCTGTTGATGCTGAGGCCAATGGTGCGATCAAATTCAACCTCGCCGTTCGGTGTGCACCAACCTTCCAAAAGGTCATCACGCCTGGCCTAAGCTCCCTGGCGATCTCATCCAAAGAGACCTTGATGATCATCACCACACAACCGATTGATGTCGCATACCCTGACACATTGCCAATTGGATCAGGTAATCAATGTTTCGACTTCAACAATAACCGCAGATTCTACCCCAGAATCCCAGAGGAAAACTTTTGAGACGGGTGCCATTACCCCTGCAGCTCGACTCATACCAGGTCACATCATCCCTGTTCAGTACCAGTCGCTGTCTCAATTGGATCCCCACCGTTGCTGAATCGCAATCTCTTTCACAACACTATCTAGCCCAACCACCAGGTATAACGGAGATCGCTTCTCTGGTGGGACTGTTCAGAGGGGCAATCGCACTCGACCTCATCTCCTATTTCGTGCAAGACAACACCTTCGCGCGACTTGAGATTGACGACACAGTCACTGTGCTCAACGTGGCTATCACAGGCAATCAACGCGTCTCAATGGCCACCAACGGTCGCTTCATTGTCATTGTGGCCGACATTGACTCATTTGTGTTCGACAGCGTCACGCAGCTTGTGACACAGATCACAGACGTTGACTTCAGGCAAGCCAGTCAAGTGGTGTTCAAGGATGGATTCTTTGTGTTTTCCGCTGCTGATGGTGATGCGTTCTTCAACAGTGCCCTCAACGATCCATTCAGTTACAACGCGCTTGATTTCGGGAGTGCTGAAATCAGTCCTGATCAAATTGTTGGGCTTCATGTCAACCGCAATGAACTCTTTGTCCTCGGTGAAGAAACCATTGAACTGTTCCAAAACGTTGGTGGTGCGGGATTTCCTTTTGTCCGTGTCCCTGGTGGGAACATTCAAAAAGGCGTCTATGCCAAAAACAGCATCATCGAATTCGACAATACATTCTGCTTCATCGGTGGTGGGCTGAATGAGAGGGCTGCCATCTGGCGTGTGACAAGTTCAAACTCTGTCAACAAAATATCCACAAACGCTATCGATTTTCAGTTGCAAAAGCTCTCATCCGATGAGATAGCCAACGCATTTTCCATGACCTATCAGATCGATGGTCAGTTCATTGCGATATTCAATGTTGGCACAAATATATTTTGCTACAACGCAACGGCATCCACATTATTAGGTCGTAGTGTCTGGTTTGAAATGGATTGGAGTGTTGGTGGTATCGTGCGTCGCCTCAATCAGTCCATCATTTACAGTACCGAAAACCTCATCGGGGTTTTTGATCGCAGCGTCCTTCAATTTGGGCAAAGCATTCGACGTGAGATGATCAGTCAACCGTTTTATGGCAACGACTTACCCATTTTCGAAGGTGAATTTGAGGTTTTAATGCAAACAGGGCTTGTATTAGGCACCGACAACCCTATCGTTCGCTACAGTTATTCAGACAATGGCGGTAAAACATTCACATCCGAATTCGAACGTAGACTTGGTCTAAAAGGTGAGTATGAAGAGCGGATCGTGTGGCGTAGACAAGGGATGTTTCCAATCACGCGCGTGGTGAAAATTGAGATCACCGACAATGTTGAGTGCAATGTAATGGGTATGAGTGCGACCGTCGAGCAAGGAACATCGTAAATGATAGTAATCGCACCGAAACGCTATGAGAAGGTTGTCGCTGAAGATGGATCTGCGACGTTGCGATTCATCACCTTTCTCGAATCACTTGTCCCAACAGAGGCTGATAGTGTTATGGCTGATTTCACGACATCGTCTAGCATCACACTGATCTGCAATAACCCACTCCCAATCACCATCTTTTTGAACGCCAGTCCTGCTAACGGCGAGACTGTCATAATCAAACGCAGAAACGCTGTCGTCACCGTGGATGGTAATGGCCAAACATTTGATGGGCTTGCCACTACCGACTTGCTTAACCCATTTGATCGAACAACCTTAGTCTTCACCGACGCTGGTGGGGAATGGAGTATTCTTTAATATGCATTTACTTACGCCAGATGTGCCGAGTACCATATTCAGTGAACTTAAGATTGGTGAAGTGCAACGCGCTTTTCAGGTCAATTCAAATTCAACCCCACTATCAGCCCTAAAATTAACTACCGTCGGCACTGACTCAAGCGCTCTAATTGAAAACAACCTCTTCAAAGCGAGTTCAGGAACAGACTCTGGTGGGATCGGTGAGATACTTAGCCGTCGCCATTTAGATAGAGCGCCAGGTGAGTCATCAGGCTGTCGAATGTCAGCAAGGTTCGTGCAAGGCGTCGTTGGCAACGAACAGTTTGCAGGGCTAAGTTCTCCTGAAAATCGCATTGGATTCGGGTTTATCGACGATGTATTCGGCGTCATATATGATCGTAACGGGCGCACCGACAAGGTCACCATGACAGTCACATCGGGGCAAGGTGGTGCTGGCCTTGCTGTTATCACCATCAACGGCATCGTCAACAATCTTTTTATCCCTGCTAGCTTATCGGCAGAAGAGGTCGCCTCATTTGTCGCCACCTCACTTGCCGCATTAGATCCTCTACATATTTATTGTAGTGAACAGGATCGCGTTTTCATATCAGCAACAACCCCAGGGGTTGGTTTAGGGTTGGGTGCCTACTCATACGCTGCACTAGGAACATCGGCGGCGACCTTTGCACAAGCTGAAGTTGGGCAAGCTGCTGTGGAACTTTTCGTGCCAAAAAGCACATGGAACCTGGATATACTGCCATTTTTTGATCCGTTAACAGGCAACCTCTTTGAGATCACGTTCCAAACAATGGGATGGGGAGACTTAAGTTTTTCAGTGGTGCATGACGGCCGGTTCGTTGAGGTGCATCGCATCAACTTTGTGAATGAAAACACCACACTGAACATGACGGAAACCAACTTGTCGGCAACGTGGTCGAGTCGAAATATTAACGGTGGCACAACAGACATTGAGGTATTGGGGCAGGCGGCAATGGGCTATGGTGGTAGCATAATCCTACCGCCGCTGCTAACCTATGGCGCTAACAGTAACGTCAGCAACACACAGAGCACAGCAGAAGAGGTGGTGTTGGCCTTGAAGAATCCTGAAATATTCAACGGCAAACTAAATCGTGTTGACATGAAGCCGTTGATTGCGCATTTCAACAGCACAGTCACACAGAAGGCGATCTACGTCATCTACCTCAACGCTGTAACCGTTGAGCCTATCATTTGGCAACCGTCGGACAACACCACACCGATCCAGTTTTCCAGACAAACTCTAACCGTCGTATCGGGACAACTTGTCCACACGGCAATAGGTCGTCGTGACGATAGCCCGACGATAGACATGCGCGACACAATCGTCTTAACCCCTGGTGACAACCTGATGATAACCACCAGAATCACTGGTGCAAATGGTTCAAACAGAGTGCAAGCCGCCAGTATTAATTGGAGTGTGAACTTATGAGTGAACATGAAGACATCGGTCGTTCATTTCTGGCAGGAACAAACATTGATCCTGATGATGCACCGAGTCGGTTAGGTCCGTTTGAGATTGAATCACGGTTGGCAAAAGGATTCACAGTCGTTGCTCAAACAGCTCAACCAGCAACCGCATTGATAAGAGTGCAAGGAAGGCACCGAGAGCAACGATTATCTGTCACTGTCGGTGAGATTGAACTAACTGGTACGACGGTTGTGTGGCAGAATTTCGAACCGTTTTGGGACTGGATTGTGTTTGATATTATCGAAACCGATCAGCGCATCCTCACGGTAACATTTCGTATCTTTTAAATGGGACTCACAAGTAAATGTTCGCATCATCAAAGTAATGATGATGATCAACGCAATGCCTGCCCCCATTGATAAAGCAACCATACTGGCAATAGCATCCCGCTCATACCTAGCTCGCCAATAGTTCAGCATTATTGGCGTCACACGTGGATCCCCGTCCGACAACTCATTGTCACGTCCCTGTGCAATCAGCAAACTTTTTATTTCACTTATCTTAAACGTTGATTTGTAAATTAAAGGCTGCTGTTTATCAGGGCTACTCACCGAGTTAAATAATCGAATAACATCCGTGTAATCAATATTCAACAGTTTGCTCAACTGTCGGCTCTGTATCGTTTTCATTTGTTATGTGTATCCTAGAGTGTGGAGGGCTTCTTCAATGATTGAAACGGGATAGACACCAACAGTACCAAAAGTTGGATCAACCGATCTAGTTATATCAATCTTCTCCTGACGACATACTTTAGAACATTGCCGACCAACAGCTGCCGCCTGTTGAGTGTTTATCTTAATGCGATGCATATTGCAGTAAATTTTAATTGTCGTTGAATCTCCTAAGTGAAAAATTTGATCAGTGTGATCCTGCTTCTCCTTCAGTTGCTTCACCTCTTCTTGCAACACAGGAATAGCGGCATTAACCCTCTCTTGCTCAAGCATGAACTTAGCCTGTTGCATGAGTTGCTCTGCCGGTGAGAGGGGTTTGGATTGTCCCTCAACTTTATCGATAAACGCCTGTTGAACTAATATCTCCATCTCTACGGAGAGATAAGTTGAGTAGGCTACCAACACATGCCTACCTCCAAAAGTACCGCCGCCGTCACCATGTACAGTCTGGAGCGGTGTGCATAAATGAGCATCGCTTTCCAGGGCTTTAATTAGCCGTGTTGCTCGGTCTGTCCTTAACCATTGCGCTGGTCGTTTACTAACATCACCGCCACTCGCTTTATGTAAATCATTCAAACTATAAAGCCCATTATCATTTTTATTTATTTCTACGTTTGCTATTTTCATTATCTATATTTTCCTGTTAATACTCCCACCAGAGAAATGCCGATGGTGCCCTAATTTAACCGTTATATCTTAGCTGAAACTGAAAAGCCCCTTGTCGCTAAACAAGGGGCTTTTCCTTTATTTACAATCGCAAGGATCGCATTGCTCGTCATCTAGCCAATCAAGAAATGCCTCTAGATGGATCAGATAGTGTGTAGCTATAACTTCCTCAACAAGATCTAAGTTATGACACTCAATCCAAAACTCAATCTCATCAGGCTCATATTCGCATCCAATCTCGCTGATAATGTCGAGCATAACTAACTTGGGTATTTTGTTTTCTATGAAGAACGTCATTAAGTCGCGCATCAGTTAAAATGGGATATCGTCGTCGTAGTTTTCAACTGGCTTGCTGGCCTTTGCGGTCTCGACTGCTGATTTTTGCGGCGGAGGTGGTGCACCATCGGATCGACCATCGAGCATTTGTAGATCACTCACCACAATTTCAGTTGAGTGTCGATCAGCACCTGCTTGATCTTGCCACTTGCGCGTTTGCAGACGGCCTTCAATGTAAACCTTTGAACCCTTCTTCAAGTACTGACCGGCGATCTCACCGAGACGACCAAAACAAATTAATCGATGCCACTCCGTATGCTCTTTTTGTTCACCTGACGTCTTGTCCTTCCACGATGAGCTTGTTGCCAAACTCAAATTTGCGACTGTCGTGCCACTCGGTAGCGCCTTTACTTCAGCATCATTACCCAAGTTACCAATTAAAATTACCTTGTTAATACCTCTAGCCATTTTTATTTTCTCTCTTTTATATTTAGACCACATCTAACCACAGCAAGGCTGTTAACACAATTGTCATTGCCCAACCTACACACACAACCAATACCGATAACACCTCCAAGTTTATTGCAACGAATCCGACAAGCATTGTATATCCGATCCAAAATACTATCAATGGTAAAAGTGAAAACCCTGTCATATTATTAACTCTTCTCTTGCTTCGGCTATTTCAATTAAAGCGTTAGTTATGTCCCTGAGTTCGTGGAGTCTTCTAAACGCCAGCATAGATTCTTTAGAAACCCCTTCTTCCTCTTCCCATTGATCATATTCACCATACATACTTTGATCATCATCCTTCATTTGGTTAATATATGCACATTCATCTTGCCATTGTTTCTGTTCAGCATCAATCTCATCGCGCCATTTTAGGAATGTGTCAGTAGCAGTATCCATTTCAATTTTAGGCGTTTCTATTTCAGGTTCAATGAACACAGGTTTATTTCCTTTTACTGCTACTGCAAGCAAACCTGCTGTAACCATCACAAAAACTATTAAAATTGCTTCAGTTGGCATCAGGATTAAGTCCTCTCGTTTCGGTTGGTTGATTTAAAGAGTTTAGATGGTTACGCTTAAAGCGACATTAAGGAGCATTATCCCACCAGAGAAAAGACCAAGACCGATTGTGCTGGTTACCACAGACGTTATGAATGTTGGTAAATTGAAGCTGATCATCAATGCCCATGCTACGATCAGAAATCCGCTTGAAATTGCTAAGTCGATTATCATCATGCTGCTGTCTCCGAGGTGGTGAGTGTGTCTGTTCAATTATTGTATCGGACTTCTGCTCCGTGCCTTTAATTTGATTACACCAAAAATTCGACTGTTGTAAATCCGTCCCCTTTTTCGGTAGTCCATTCGAGTGATCCCCTCCAGCGTCATTCCACTGGCACATATCTCAATTGTCTGTGGATAGCATTCGGGCACTTTTGCCGTTAGCTTGATGATATGAGGCGGTGTGTTGGCGTTGAACCACTTGACGCCAAAGGCCATCATATCTCTGTAGTAACGGTAATGTTTTCGCAAGATGTATCCATGGATACTTAAGCTACAACTGGACTCTTTGAGAAAGTTGAGCATACCCAAACCATGGTAATCAATCCAAAGGCCCTTTGGTGGGAAATATGCTTGTTCATCGTAAGAATCTTCAACGCGATACCGTGATATTTCAGGCAATTTTATAAAAGATTCAACCGGTTGTAACCCTGTTTCATGTTGATATATTTTGATCATAGTGGTATAATATCATATACTTAGGAGTGAATTATATGGGTGCTGTTGAAGAAGGTTGGAACTACGGTAAAGAGAGAGTCAATCAAGGTACTGATTATCTTGCCGACAAGACTACACAAGCAAAGGAGTACGCCGATGCTCGCGTGACGCAAGCTGGTGACTTCATTGCTGATGACTTAGGTGCAAGTGTAGTCTTTGATCCTGTTGCTGACAAGGTCAATCAATTCGGTGATTTCATCGCTGATGATATCGGTGCGAGTGCAGTCTTTGATCCTGTTGCTGATTTTGCTAGAGATGAGGTTGGGTTAGCTGGACTTGCCACAGGGGGTTTAGTGCCACAAGCGGCCGTCAATGCTGTCGAACCCGTTGGTGATTTCCTCGCCGATGAAGTTGGAGTAGTTGGACTTGCCACAGGGGGGGTAATTCCTCAACGTGCCGTTAACGAAGTCACTGATGCCGTCACTCAAGCTGGTGACTACGTCGACGATCGGCTCGATCAAGCAGGTGACTACATACAAGATCGCGGTACGCAATTAGACACCTATCTCGATGGTCGAATCACACAACTCGGGGATTTCGTTGAGAATCAATTCGGGGATCTTGCCCGTGGGTTTGCTGGTGATTTCATCGGTGGTGGCGGTGCTGTTGATGCCGCTATTCAAGCCGCAGAAATTCAAGCTGGTGCTGCCACAGAAGGGATTGCTGAACAACGTCGACAGTTCGATCTTACCCGCGGTGACCTTCAACCTTTTCAAAACGCAGGTGTGTCAGCTCTTCAGCAACAGCAAGATCTTCTGAACAACCCTGAAAACTTCAAAGACTCGCCAGGGCAACGATTTCTACGTCAACGCGCTGAACGATCCCTCTTACGAAACTCTGCAGCAATTGGTGGATTAGGTGGTGGTAATGTCCGCAACGAGCTTCAAGAACAAGCGATCGGCATGGCAGCACAAGATTACAACAACCAATTCAGTCGACTCGGGCAAGTTGCTGGGCAAGGACAAAATACCGCTGTTCAACTTGGGCAGTTTGGTCAGAATAAAGCCGCACAAATTGGACAACTCGGCGCGCAATCTGCAGCCGCACGCGCATCGGGGATCTTAGGTGCTCAACAACAACAGGCGCAACAAAGAGGTCAAATTTTCAACGCGGCTGGTACGGCACTTGGCGCATTCTTAGGAGGTTAATAAAATGGCACCACTCGTTCAGGCGAACCAATTCCGACTCAATTCCAATCCTTATGGTAATCTGGTCGGCGGGCTTCAACAAGGTCTGTCTCTGCGTAATCAGTTCGGGCAAAGTCAACGCGATGCCCAACAAGCTGACGCCATCAAACAACAGAATGCGCAACAACAAGCCAACAAGGATCGTCAATTCTTGCAAAATGATCTTCGGCTTGAACAGGATCAAGATCGCATCCGACTCCAGCAAGACCAATTCGCTCAACAACAAGCACAAGTGCCCTCCTCTGGTGGGATCAGTCCAAAACAGAAACTGGCCGAACTCAAGTTCGAATCTGAAGAGGAACAACAAAAATTTGAGAATGACCTCACTGAAGAAGACCGCAATAACTCAATTTTGACTGGTGTGGCATTGAGTGCGGTTCGGAT